GCGAACGCACCAATTTCCGGCCAGCCTGTATGTCTTCTAGAAATCCACCAACACGAGCCCATGCACGAGAAGAATCAGAAGTATATTTATGCCACTCACTACTTTTAGCTTCATAGTATTTGGCTGAAGATACAGGTAACTGATCACGCTGTGCTTGACATGCTTCCCTAAAGTTGTACATGTCTTTAGCATGCTGGAATATCCACTCACGTGACTTATTCCGAGAATGTGTAGTCTTCTCTTGCCAGTCATGCTCAAAGGTTTTAACGTCTAGTTCATTCATCAGGTATACCCCATAGGAAAACATCAAATTGTGTTTTCTCTTTTTCAATTATTCTAGCTGCTTCTGTATATGTACAACCTAGTGCCTCCACAATATTGTCGAGAGCTTCTTCATACCTGTCACGCTTCTCTGCATCTCGTAGCGGTTCATCTAACCAGTCATCATAGTTCATCAGTGTAATGCCTCTTTACTAGGAGTGTGTTGCTCTATGTGTAGTACTTCATATGTGCCAAAATGTTCACCAAATAGCTTGGTCAACTGATTTAGCATACTCTGTACTGCTTCTGCTTCGCTGTCTCCGGTCATAGCTGCGTATGTACAACTTATGCACCTACCACTATCACCGGATAACTCGAACATTAAGGTTATGATATACTCGTTCATCTCTACTTTCCTCTTTATTTATTTTCGAAGATATTATTATAACGCAAAAAATTTTAAAAGTAAAATTAAATATTTTTATGCGCATATAAAAATTTTTTATGACCAGCATTGGTATTCCCCATAGGCTTAGCTTATAGCTATCATAGAAAAGTTTGTCTGTATTTTTAATCTCCAAAGTGTTATAATATACCCTTACAACGAAATAAGAGCATACTAATATGAACTTCAAGACCTGTAATACCTGTCATAAGAATCTACCTGATAATAAAGAATCTTTTCTGCCAGCTCTTAAGAAAGGCGGAATTTGGGGAACTACAATTAAATGTCGCCGCTGTGCTAATGCCAGTGCTGTTGAGCGGCGCCTTGTTCGTGAAATCACCAAGCTCATGGAGCAAGCTAATGCATGAAGCAGAACAGTTTCTCACTTTATTAGACCCCACAGCTACTAAATTCCTGTTTGTTACTTTTGACGACTGTAAGAACAAGAATTATAATCTTACCCGTAACTTCTACGGTACGTTTGCGGAGCACAAAGATACTCTCGCAGATCTTAATTCCCAAGGCGCCGGTATATTCGTTACTGTCAACAAGACTAAAGGTAACCGCCGCCGTAAAGAAGACTTTATCATTGCCCGTGCTATCTGGCAAGAAGACGACATAGACAGTACAAAACGACCCGATATCCCACCGCACATTGTAATCGAGTCTAGTCCTAATCATTTCCATCGCTACTGGCTCACAGTACAAACAGACATCCCAAGATGGGAGCGGGCGCAACTCCAAATGGTCCGCCATTTCGATAGCGACCCAGGTGCCAAAGATATAGCGAGAGTACTGCGGCTTCCGGGCTTCCGCAATAATAAACGCAATGCTGATGTCCGCTTGCTTAGTATAACTAGTCATGAGCCCTACTCTTGGGAAGAAATGGAGCGGGCTCTACTCATCCCGCAACCGGAAACCCACGAAAAATCCGCGCCCGAAAGTACGCTTAGCCAGTATGTAGCACAGATAAAGTCTGGCGAACATCTACATGCTCCACTACGGGCCATAATGATGGTCAACGCCAATAAAGGCGAAGACCGCGAATATAACAAAGTCATCTGCACAGGACTCATCTCTGCTTGCCCAGACCTAGAAAGGCAAGCAAAAGCCGCCGTTGATCTAGACTCTATGCTAGACGCCACATACCGCAAGATAGCCGAGGAAACGCCACCACCCATAGTCTTTTCCCCAAGGATAGAGCTAGACCTAGACTGGCCGCCCGGCTTAATGGGCGAACTAGCTAAAGCCGCCAATGATTTCTTTGTAATCCCTAACAAGACAGCCGCCATTGTAGCCTCAATCAGCCTGATAGCAGGCATTTGCGGCCGCAAGTATAACATATCCACCGGTGGCTTAAACTTGTACACAACCATAATGATGCCAACTGGCGCCGGTAAAGATAGCATACGTAAGTTCTGCTACCGTGTGCTAATGGACAAAGGCATGCTAGGCACTAACGGTATGTCCTTCTTAGGTCCCCAGAACTTCACAGGTCCCAAGGCCCTACTAACTGAACTCCAGGCCAGACCTAGCATGCTCTGCGTAATGACTGAAGCTGGCTTACTATACAAGACCGAATCTGGCGACAGAAGCGGCTTAACCAGAGTTATCCTACAGGCATATACCAGTAGCGGCCAGCATGAAGTCATCGAGACTGAGCGATACAGTTCACAACAAGACTCAGTCGGCGTAGTGTATAGCCCAGCTCTGACTATCCTCAATGAAGCAACCCCTGTGACCTTACTCAACGAACTAAAACGCCGTGAGTCCATCAACACAGGCGAACTCCCAAGGATGTGGATATTTATGCTAACCGGCAAGAAGCCATACCCAAACCCGGAACCCCACCGCTTAAATCTATCCGCCGGCATAACTGACAACATTCGTGAACTCCTAAACTCTGCTTATGCAGTACAAACCAATAGTGTACCCGACGTTATAAATATACCCGTCCCAAGTGAGTATCGACTCTTCACCGAAGAATGTACAGACATCTACAACCGCCTGATGGAAGAACAACCAAACCATGCTATTATGTACTCCCGCGCTAGTCATAAAGTACTGAAGGTAGCCGCTATCCTTTCGGTTCTGGATAACCCACTAGGAACTCCAAGTATTTCGCCCCAAATGTGGAACTGGAGCAAGAAGTTCTTCGAGTACGAGCAACATAACATTGACCCTATCATAGGCGGTACCGACGATGTAGCTCTTGCTATGACAAAAGCTGCACATGTCATATCTAAACTCCTTAAAGGTGAGTATGGCGGCCATAACAAACATATCAAGCCTGAGCTTAGAGCTCGAGGTATATTCACTGAGAGCCCGTTCCGCCAAGCTACGGCTAGTATGCCAGTCATACGTGACCTTGGGACTTCCGCCCGATATGGCTCTCCCAAGAGTGGCGCCCGTGTCATACTTGACTATATGCTTGCCGAAGGCTATGTAACTAAAGCCAGTCATATGGGCAAATCTAAATGCTACCAAATTACTGCACTTTTCAGTGCCTACTGTGAGCGTTTGGTAAGTGAAAGAAATGGATAAAAGTGTCACTTTCCGTCACTTCTCCTTTAAAATCAAAGCGTTACAAGCCATCCACTCCATTTTTGACCCCTGAGCGTACAGGGGCGAGGGTATGGGCGTAAAAGAAAAATGAGCAAAATGAAATATATATAAAAAACAAGGGGTTATATATATTTTATACACTTTTCAAACACTTTTAATACTTTTTAGGCCAGTACATATGACAAACGCGAAACAGAAAGGCGCTAATGGCGAAAGAGAAGCATGTATCACTCTTGGGAAGATGTTAACTGGTATAGAGGGTGTTTCGCCCACTGGTACTCGAGTCCCGTATAGTGATTTACTAGAACGAAACTTAGAACAAACTAGATCTGGCGGGGCAGATATCATGGGTATTGCTGGACTTTGCATTGAAGTTAAGCGATGTGAGACAGTAACGATACCAATGTGGTGGCGACAAGTTAATAGAGCGGCCGAAAACACTGGTACTTTGCCTGTACTCATGTATCGGCAGAATAGAAAGCCATGGACTTTTTGCCTGCCATCGTATCTGCTCGTAGTTGGGGCCAAAGGGTATCTCACTCTTGGGGAACCAGACTTCCGTGTCTGGCTTCGGCATTGGTTAGCCTAGTTTCTCATCTTCGGTCTCGGCTCCACCTCTTTCATTAGCCAATGACATATCTCTTCGATAGTCATGTTTTTATCATCTACGTCATAACCTTGTATCTCATCTGTCCAAGTGAGTACTTGGTCTACGATGCTTCGACGTAATGTGTCAATGTCATAGTCTTCAACCATGTCAATGGTATCCATCATCATCTCCTACATGTTAACCAACATCTTGTTGGCGGGTTTGGATGCCGTCTCTATGACAAACGCACGATCAACATCGATCGGGCAATTCATCTTGATGGCATCTACTTGGGAAACATAGACTAGTAGTTCGGGATGTATCATCACAAAGTAACATTTATCATTTGTGATGTCTCGGATAAGCCAATGAGCTTTCTTCATATCATGTCTCAAAAAGCATAGTAGTTTTTTCGAAACTACCATATATAAGTAAAAAATATATCGACATAGATATAATCTATGCCGATATATCGTTATATAATTACTTTGTTACATACTTAACGTATGCTTCAACGTAATTTTGAAAGCTTAAGTAGTGAAAAGCTGATGATTCTTTACAAAGGCCTTGAGCTTCGCAAGCTTTAGCTAATAGTCGCCTAGAGCTATAGCTACTGCGATTATCGATTATAAATTTAACTAATGCATCATAATCGGTCTTATGACTATTAGCTAATTTGGCTTCAAGTTCTTTGACTCTGGCTTCTAATTCGATTGTGTTCATAGTATTTATCGATCTATTAACTCGAATAAAATTATTTTTATTCGATTTAAATATTATAATATAAATAAAAAAATAAATATAATTAAATATTTTTATATGCATATAAATTTTATTTATATTAGTATATAATAATATACTTATATTAAATATAATATTTATATTAGTATATAATAATATACTTATATTAAATATAATAAATATATTATTATATATTTATATATTTATATATTTATATTATTATATATTTATATATTTATATTATTATATTATTATATTATTATATTATTATATACTTATATTATTATATTATTATATTATTATATATTATTATAAGCTCAGTTTATTGAGATATAAATATAATTTATGAGCTCTCTCTACGCACTCGAGCAAGCTCTCGTGCGGTCGTTTCGTGCAATTAAGTCCAGTTTTTACGCTATAAGAAAGAGCCCGCTATAAAAATTATTTCGGGTTAAAATTTAAGCACAATAAGATAAATCTATGAGCATATAAAATCTTTCAATGAGAAAAAAGTCAAAAAAAGCTGTATTTTTGAAGCAAAACGTGATATACTTAAATCTACAGGTGAAGATATCTTTACTTGTCGGTACTAGGGTAGCGGGCTAATTGATCGCACCCCTTGGGGACTGCGCAGCAGGGCTGGGCTGAGAACTGAGAACTGAGAACTGCCGGCTAAGGGCTAAGTGGCGGCGGATTTTATTTGCAATACTGGCACGGGTCTATGAGTTCAGATGCACCAGAGTTTGTACTAACTGAAGCTAACCTCAAGTGGGTTGAGCGATTCGGTGAGTACAGTAGTAAGCAAGAAGCGCTAGATTATTTTGGGCTGGCCTACAGTGAGCTATTGCCGCAGGATAAAGAGAACTTTGATTTCGCGTTTAAGAAAGGCCGGTGTAATGCTAGAGACTTTGCTTTTACGAAGTTAAAAGAGGCATGTACAGGCAAAATGGGTATGCAGTCGTCTTTGGCGATACTTACCCAGTTTGGGTCGCAGTGGACTAAGGCTGATGGTGCATCTGGTGTTAAGAGCTTCAGAATCAGCCTTGGGGAGGAAGATTAATGGCGGGACTTCTGGCCATATTAGACCAGCTACCTAGTTTAGATTCTGACTATGTACGCTCCTGGATAGGACAGAACTATGATTGGTATCAACGATTAGATCCTGATATACAAGAGGCTCTTCTTAGTGTTATGTCAGAACCGGCGCCAACTGGCAAGATTCCTGCACACCCATGGCCTAAGCCTGATAGTGGTATATTAGGTCCGGGTTATGATGTATTACCAGAACCAGTCCTAGGGCGAATAGATAATTTATTATATCCTAAAGGTGCAGGTCCTAAAGTTTATAGTGAAGATGATGCTTTGAAGCAAGAAGCATTTTACAAGATGTTGCAGGCATTTCCTAATAGGCCTATCCGACCAGATGCTTATGGGCAGGTAAAAGGTCTACTCTAAATTGACTAAGCTACTGAGAGTAAAAGCACCTTCTTGGTGTGCGGCAGCTGAGGTGAATTATACCCTTGGGAGGGCATTTTGGGGCCGAAGGGCGCCCTACCTGGCACGGGTGATTAGAAACATGACTGTATCTGAGTTTATGCAGTTTTTAAATGGTACAGGTGCTAGAATAGGCTGGACATACCAGTGGCTATGAACCCCTGGGATAAACAGCAACTAGATACCGGATATCGGGCACAACAACCAGGGTATTCTGAGTATGCTAGCCAAGCTATAGAAGATCTATGGCCCACACCTATGGATATGGCATCCCAAATGCCGCTTATCGGTGATGCCGCAGGTTTATTAGCTGATACACAAGACTTTGTAGATGAACCCTCTTGGGGAAAAGGCTTATTAGGGTTATTAGGTGCGTTACCGGGTATACCTAGTGGGTTAGGTTCTACTAAGATATTAGATATGCCTCAAGCTACTAGTCTTGGACTGAGTAGACCTTTTCAAGTATATGAGAATCCTACTAAAGCAGAATTACATAAGTTAAATGCAGAAACTATTAAAGATTTTAAACAATCGAATTTGCAACAAGATGTAAGTGGACAACAAGATTTAGTACGCTTTGTAAAAACTAAAGAAGGAGATACATTAGCTTGGTCTGCTACTCAAGATTTACATGATGAAATAGCAAAACGATTACAATTTAATGTAGAAGATAGTGGTTTTTGGGGTCCTACTGACGGTTTTGTAAAATCACGCTATTAAATAATGGAAGCTTATATAGCAGCACCTACAATGAAGGAATTTCACAAAGCTGATAACTTTGTGAGAATGTTATTAGGGCCAATTGGCTCTGGTAAGTCTGTTGCTTGCTGTATTGAAGTATTACTACGTGCATGTAAACAACCACCAAATAAAGAAGGTATTCGGCGGTCTCGGTGGGCAGTAATTCGAAATACTTATGCAGAGTTAAAAGATACTACGATACGTACCTTTTTTGAATGGATTCCCCAAGATTTAGGCTATTGGAATCAACAAAATACTCGCTTTCATGCCAAATTTGCACCTGGTGATGGCACAATAATTGACCTTGAAATCTTGTTTCGTGCCCTAGATAGACCCCAAGATATTAGAAAATTACTCTCTTTAGAACTTACTGGTGCTTGGATAAATGAGGCCAGAGAGGTAGCTAAAGCAGTTCTTGATATGCTTATGGGGCGAGTTGGACGCTTTCCTAGTAGACGTGAGATAGATAACTACTGGCATGGTGTTATTCTTGATACTAATCCATGTGATGTTGATCATTGGATTTATAAATTCTTTGAAGAAGTAAGACCTGAGAGTTGGCAGTTATTTCATCAGCCATCTGGGTTAAGTGATAGTGCTGAGAACAGATTAAATCTACCTGCTACATATTACGAAAATATGATGCCAGGTAAAACTCAAGAGTGGATTAATGTGTATGTACATGGTAAGTATGGTTTTGTAGCAGAGGGTAACCCTGTTTATCCTGAGTTTAATGATGATATTCATGTATCAAAAAATATTATAGAACCTGTACCTACTGAACCTTTATATGTTGGTATTGACTTTGGATTAACTCCTGCTGCTACTATTAATCAACATATTAATGGCCAATGGCGAGTTATTGATGAAGTAGTTACTACACGGATGGGCGCCCTTAATTTTGGTATTCTCCTTGGGGAAAAACTACGCAATAGTTATCAAGGTTATGCAATGGAGATTTATGGTGATCCAGCAGGTAATCAATCAGCACAGACAGATGAGCAAACCCCTTTCATGATACTGCAGTCTCAAGGGATAATGGCAATGCCTGCTCCTACAAATGATTTTACTATTAGACGAGAAGCTATTGCCAAAAAGCTTGGTATGATGACATTCGGAGGTGAACCTGCTTTTCTTATTTCACCTAATGCTCGAATGTTTCGTAAAGGTATGGGTGGTGGTTATAAATTTCGTAGAATGCAAGTAGTTGGTGAAGAACGTTATCATGATCAACCAGATAAGCAAAGTATTTATTCACATGTGTGTGAGGCTGATCAGTATGCTGCGTGTGGCGCTGGCCAAGGTGCGGAATTGTTAGGATATACAAAAGACTGGGATAAGTCTGTTAATAGAGTACAACACTAATGGATATTAGCTCTATTATCGGTAAAGAGTTTTCACGTGCACGTGAATATTATACAAATAATATTGAACAGAATAATGAGGATGCATTTGATTATTTTAATTTAAAAAAGCCAGGTATTATAGATAAAGATATTAGTGAGTCATTTCAGACAATTGTATCTCCTGATGTCTCTAATGCAATAGAACATACTATTGCAGATATTATGCCTGCCTTTGCTTCTGAAGTACCTGTATCTTTTATAGCAGATACTTTAGAAGATGAAAAACAAGCACAGATTGAGACTCAACTTGTTAATAATATTTTTCTACAACAGTCTCAAGGCTTTGTACAACTTACTACAGCCATTAAAGATGCACTATTACTTCGATTAGGAGCTGTAGAAGTACAAGTACATAAGAAAGCTGTTGTAAGCTATAAAAAATTACAGAATGTAAATATTAGTACATTAACTTCTTTTATGGAAGAATCAGATGAACTAGTAGAAGTTAATGGTGAAATGATAGAGGACATAGATGAAAATGTTCTTAGTTCACAGTTTGATGCTATTATACGAAAGACTGTTAATCAAAAACAATTATATATTCAAGCTTTCCCAAGAAATGAATTACTTTTTAATGGGGATCATGAAGAATTAGATCTAGATGACGCCCGCTTTGTAGGTAGGGAACGTTTGATTACAGCTTCTGAATTGATCACCTTGGGAATAGATAAGACTATTGTAGATGATCTTCCAGAGTATAATCAACGGGGATATGATCAGCCATTTAAACAGCGGGATGTTTATACAGATGAAGCAAATGCTACACATGAAAGTAATAAACAGATTCGTGTTGCTTTTTGTTACTTCTTTATTGATGAAGACAATGATGGTATAGCAGAACGAAGGAAAATTACAATAGCAGGTGAATTAGAAAGTTCGCCTACTATTTTGGTTGATGAGCCTTGTTCTACACAACCTTTTGCAGTTGGTGTACCTTTTATTTACCAGCATCGAGTAGATGGTATAAGTTTATATGATAAAATTAAGCAAATTCAAGATATAAACACTAAGATTATTAGACAGTTATTAACAGCAGGTGAACGAGCAGTACGTGGGCGAGTAGGCGTAGTAGGTACTCAAGCAAATATGGAAGATTTGCGAGAATCTATTTTTGGTGGAATAGTACGCTTAACTACTCCAAATGGTGTTGTACCTTTACCTGCAGATACATATCCTGCAGAAGTTGCTAATTTATTAGCTATTACAGGTAAGCAACGTACAGAAAGTGGTGGTTCTGCTATCGATAAGGCGAATGAAGAAGTCTTAATTGGTGGAGATACTGCACATGGTTTAGAACGTATAATGTCTGCAATGGAGCAACTAAATAGTTTAGTTGCAAAGATATTAGCTGAGACATTGTTACGTCAAATATATGTTAAGATACATGCTAATTTACGACAACATTTTTCAGAACCAATTAGTGCTAAAATTGAAGGTAATTGGATAACTGCTACACCTTCTGATTGGCCTGTACGTAAGAATGTTACTGTTGCACTTGGCTTAACAATGGGTGATAGACTACGCCAAGCTCAGAATTATACAATGCTTATTGATGAGCAAAAAGGACTTATGGAAAAGGGTAGTATACTTACTACAGAAAAATCAATGTATCAGTTGCTAATTGCACGTGCAAATGCTTTGATGGTTCCTCATGCTCAAAGTTATTATGTAGATCCTGCAAGTCAGGAAGGGCAGCAAGCAGCACAGCAACGTGCAGAACAGCAGAAACAGCAGCAAGAACAGCAACAACAGGTTCAGTTAATGAATCTACAATTGCTACCTCAAGTTGAGTCAATAAAGGCTCAAAGTTCAGCTACTGTTCAGATGATGAAGAATGAGCTTAAAGAACTTGACCTTAAACTAAAACAAATAGAAGGTAATAAAGATCTTGAGTTTAAGTACAATGAACTACGCTTACAACTTGTGGAGTTAAATGCTAAATATGATGCAGAGAGTGTACCAAACAAACTTCAGTGATCATGGTATTGCTATGTGTGAACAGTGTAATAAGTCTGGCTTTCTGGACGAATTATATACTGTTACTATTACAAACCTTTTTCAGACATTTCGGGAGGATATGAATGACACAGAGTTGCACCATCTTAGAGATAAGCTTAGTGCAATAGACTTTATTATTAACACTATTAGGACAAATAGTTATGCCAACGCTAGCTGAAGTATCTGCAGTCCGAGAGGAATTGTTACCCAGCGAAGAAACTGTAGAAGAAACTGTAGAAGAAACTACAGAAGAAATTATAGAAGAAACTGCTGCTTCTACTGAAGATGAAGAAAAAGAAGAGCGAGTAGAATATTTTAATGACTTACCCGAGGTAATGGGTTGGTCTGATGAAGATTTTTATAACCTCAAACTTAAGACAAGTAATGGTGAGGTTAAAACCTGGTCAGAGATTAAAGATAGTTTACAAGAGCTTACAACTCAACAACAGGCTATTACAGCTAAAGAAACTGAACTTGCTGCTAAAGAACAGTCTCTTGCACAAAATGTACAGCAGATGGGACCTACTACCCAAGCTGTACAGCAAGCACAGCAAAATGTAGCTTCGGTTGAGCAAGCCTATAATGCTACTTTTTCTACTTTAGAAGCATTACAGCAAGATGATGATACTGCTGGTTTAGTAAGAGCTCAAAGTGAGCTACTTCGACTACAGAATTTGCATGCACAAGCTCAGCAACAGCTAGCGGGCGCTAGTCAAGAACAACAGACATTACAGCAACAGAACTATATAAACTATAAACAACAGCAAGCTAAACAATTAGCAAGTAAACTTACAGTTTTTGCAGATCCTATCACTAGAAAGACGG